GACCGTCTGCCGTGCCGTATTGACGTGCTGTACGGTTTCAGCACCATTCGCCCGCCGATGGCCGTGCGGATGTGGGGCTAACAGGTAGAGATAGGAGAATAAGATCATGGCACTTCCTTCTGTCGGTGGCGGCTATCAGATTGGCGATGGCAACCTTAACGAACCGGAAATCGTCACTGTTCCCGTACCGGCGACGGCTACGGACAGCGCGACGCTGACATCCGCGCAGCTTACTAACGGCATCATCATCGGCACGCCGACGACGACCGCCGCTTACACGCTGCCGCTGGCGTCTGATCTGGACGCCTACCTGAACAACTCCAAAGTGGGGTCTGCGTTTGACTTCCGCGTCATCAATACGACGACCGCGGGCGTCATCACCATGACCACAAACACCGGCTGGACCATTGGTTCCAGCGGTTCGCAGGGTCTTATGACCATTGCGGCCACCGCCGGCACCGTTCGGTCCTTCCGCGCGCGGAAGTCCGCCGAAGGCGCGTGGGCGCTGTACGCGATTTCGTAATCTACCCGGCCCCTGCTTCGGCAGGGGCCACCCCCTTTAGAGGCTTACATGGCGGTAATTTACCTGCAACACCCCGAACACGGAACCAAGGTGGCCATTTCGGACGCCGAGGCAATTTATGATGAAGAGTTTGGGTGGATGCGCTATAACCCGGCTGCGCCGGCCCCACCGCCAAATACGGACGGGGCGGTTAATGGGCTGGCTAATCGGCGCCGCAGCCGCCCACGAGTAGCTAAAGAGGAAGACGCACATGACAACGGCGGCTGACCAGATTAACGGTGCGCTTCGGCTTTTAGGTGTGCTGGCCGAAGGCGAAACGCCTTCGTCGGAAACTTCCCAAGACGCGCTTACGGCGCTCAACCAGATGATCGACAGTTGGAACACGGAACGGCTGTCCGTGTTTTCCACGCAAGACCAAGTAGAAACTTGGCCTCCAGGCACTATTTCGCGCACGTTTGGGCCGACCGGAGATATTGTAGGTGAGCGTCCGATTTTGGTTGAGGACAGCACCTATTTCCGCGACCCGGCGTCGGGCATTTCCTACGGCCTCAAACTGATCAATCAGCAGCAATACAACGGCATTGCGGTCAAGACCGTTACCAGCACATACCCGCAGGTACTGTGGGTCAATATGACGTACCCCAACATCGAAATGTATGTATACCCGGTGCCGACGAAGGTGCTGGAGTTCCACATTGTCTCGGTCGAAGAATTGACCCAGCCGGCAAATTTGACGACCACGCTGGCCTTTCCGCCAGGCTACCTGCGGTGCTTCCGTTACAACTTGGCGTGCGAAATGGCGCCCGAATTTGGTGTTGAGCCGTCGCCGCAGGTGCAGCGCATCGCTATGACATCCAAGCGCAACTTGAAGCGGATCAACAACCCCGACGACATCATGGCGCTGCCGTACAGCATCGTTGGCACTCGCCAACGCTTTAACATCTTTGCCGGCAACTACTAATGAAGACGCCGATCCTTGGCTCGACCTATGTGGCCCGCAGCGTCAATGCTGCGGACAGCCGCATGATCAACCTGTTCCCAGAACTTGTGCCAGAGGGCGGCAAAGAACCCGCGTTTCTTCAGCGTGCGCCGGGCTTGCAGTTGCTCGCCACGGTTGGCAGCGGGCCTATCCGCGGGCTGTGGCAAATGGGGGCGTACGGTTACGTTGTATCCGGCGACACGCTCTATAAACTCAACAGCAACTGGGCCGCCACTTCCATTGGCACGATTGCCAACACCGGCCCTGTGTCAATGTCGGACAACGGCACGCAGCTTTTTATCGCCGCCAACGGCCCCGGCTACATCTACAACACCCTGACTGATGTCTTTCAGCAGATCACCGACATTGACTACCCCGGTGCTGTCGCGGTCGGCTATTTGGACGGCTACTTTGTGTTCAACCAGCCAAACAGCCAAAAGTTTTGGATCACAAGTTTGCTGGAAGGCACGCAGGTTGATCCCTTAGATTTTGCCAGCGCGGAAGGCTCTCCTGACGGCTTGGTGTCTCTTATCGTTGACCACCGCGAAGTTTGGTTGTTCGGCACCACTTCCGTTGAAGTCTGGTACGACGCCGGCACCGCGGATTTCCCGCTCCAGCGCATCCAAGGTGCGTTCAACGAAATCGGCTGCGCGGCCGCGTATTCCGTCGCCAAGATGGACAACGGTTTGTTTTGGTTGGGCGCCGACGCCCGCGGCCGAGGCATTGTGTATCGGTCCAACGGCTATACCGGGCAGCGCATTTCTACCCACGCGGTCGAGTGGCAAATCCAGCAATACGGCAATCTTTCTGACGCTATTGGCTACACATACCAGCAGGACGGCCATTCATTCTATGTGCTGATCTTTCCGTCCGCCAATACGACGTGGGTGTACGACGTGGCCACGCAAGCCTGGCACGAGCGTTCTGGCTGGGAGAACGGCGCGTTCACGCGCCACCGCAGCAACTGCCAGATGAATTTCAACGACGAGATCGTTGTCGGCGATTTTGAGAACGGCAACATCTACGCCTTCAACCTTGACGTATACGCAGATAACGGCGCGGAACAGAAATGGCTGCGGTCCTGGCGTGCGCTGCCGACCGGACAGAATACGCTAAAGCGTACCACGCACCACGCGCTGCAACTCGACTGCGAAACCGGCGTTGGCCTTAGTGTTTCGCCGTCTGATGATGAAATATTCGACAGCGCGGTTGAGGTAGGTCTGCTGCTTACGGAAGGCGATGATTTCCTCATCACCGAAAGCGAGGACTATATTTCCGTCACGGAAAGCCCCCTTGTGACCATGGTGCCGCGCGTCATGTTGCGCTGGTCAGACGATGGCGGCCACACATGGTCAAACGAGCATTGGAAGTCCATGGGCCAAATCGGCCGCTACGGCTTCCGCACCATCTGGCGCCGCCTTGGCATGACCATGAAAATCCGCGACCGGGTGTATGAGGTGTCTGGCACCGACCCGGTGAAGATAGCCATTCTCGGCGCCGAATTGGCGATTAGCCCGACCAATGCCTAGCCCTCCCAACGTAACCAACATCCCCGCCCCCCGCGTCCCCATCACGGACGAGCGCACGGGGCTGATTTCGCGGGAATGGTATCGGTTCTTCTTCAACCTGTTCAACCTGACCGGCAGCGGGTCCAATACGGACTCGCTGCAAGATGTGCAGCTTGGCCCGCCGGCCACGGACGATGCCACGATCTTTGACGCCTTGCAGAGCGCGGCCCTGTCCAACCCAGACGGCGCCGCGGCCTTCTCGGCGGTCTTGCAAAGCCAAGTGCAAGCTCTAGCGGTCACGCCGCCACGCATCGACGAGGTGCCAGGCTGGCTTATCCTGCCGCGCGCCATAGCCGCCGGCGCGTCGCCTTTTACCTTCCAAAACACCACCGGGCGGTCTATAGATGTCATTGTAACGGGCGGCACGGTATCCGCCATTGCTTTCTCGCGCGACAACGTAACTTTCTATGGTGTCGGCTCGACTTCTGGGGTATTTTGGTTGTCGCCTAATGATCGGTTGCGTGTAACGTACACTGTTGCACCTACCTTAACCCTTGTGCCGAGGTAGAGCATGGCCGTTGTTATCTCACTCTTTGCCGGCGTCGGAGGGCAGTTTTTTGACAACAACGGCGTGCCGTTGTCCGGTGGCCTGATCTACACCTACGAGGCCGGCACCACGACCCCGACGGCGACGTACACATCTTCGACCGGCGTTACGCCGCACGCAAACCCTATCGTGCTGGACTCGGCGGGGCGCGTTAATGAGATTTGGCTGGACGATCAGACAGCCTACAAATTTGTGCTGAAGACCTCGACGGGCGTCACGATTGCGACTTACGACAACGTGTACGGCCCGGCGGCCAGTTTCAGCCCCATCGTAAACGGCGATCTGTACGTCAACGGCAACGCCTACGTCAGCCAGCGCGTAGCCATTGGCGGTACGAGTTCCGCGGTCAAACTGTCTATCCTGTCCACCGATGCCGTGCTGATACCCGTAGGGACCACTGCGGAGCGCCCCACGGGCGCCGCGGGGTATTTGCGGTTTAACACCACCCAAGCCGCGTTTGAGGGCTACAACGGCTCGGCATGGGGTTCTATCGGCGGCGGCGCTACGGGCGGCGGCACCGACCAGATGTTCTTCTTAAACGGCCAGACGGTGAACAACAGCTACTCAATCCCCGGCGGCCAAAACGCCGGCACATTCGGACCCATTTCGGTTGCCAGCGGCGCGACCGTAACCATCCCTTCAGGCTCCACATGGACGGTAACGTAAGATGCCAGTTAAGCTGAACTCATCCGGCGGCGGCAGCGTCACCCTGACCACGCCCAGCACCGCCAGCGATTTTACAGCGACGTTTCCGGCAAATACGGGAAATGTGGTGACAACCGGAAGCAATGCCGCGGTCACGCCGGCGATGCTGTCAATTGGCGCTCCTTCATGGAACAGTTCTGGCGACCTTCAATTCAACTCTGGCTACGGCTCCGTTGTCACGGCTTATGGGTGTCGGGCTTGGGTAAATTTCAACGGCACGGGGACGGTTGCTATTCGTGCGAGTGGAAATGTCATTAGTATTACCGATAATGGGACGGGCGATTACACAGTCGTTATCGACAACGATATGCCGGACGCAAATTACGCTTTTCAAGCAATAGCGCAAAGAAATACGGGGGGCACCAATATCGTTGTAGCCGTCGGCGGGGCAACCGTAACACAAACGGCCGGCACCTTTAGGATTTTGGCCTTTAATTTTAGCGGCGTTAATGAAGACCCTCTAGTAGTCATGTGTTCGGTCTTCCGCTGAAAGGGGACACAATGGAACAGCGCATCATATACCCCAACGACGACGGCGGCGTAGCCGTGGTGGTGCCGGCGCCCAAGTGGCTGGCCGAAGAAGGCAACACCATGGAGGCGCTGGCCGCCAAGGTTGTGCCGGCGGGCAAGCCGTTTAAGATCGTCGACGCGGCCGACATCCCCGCAGACCGCACCTTCCGCAACGCGTGGGAGTACACGCCGTGATCACCATCAACGTCGACAAAGCCAAGGACATCGCGCACAGCCTCCGCCGCGCGGCCCGCGCGGAAGAGTTCAAGCCCTACGACGACGTTATCATGAAGCAAATCCCCAGCGCCGACGCTGCGGCGGCTGAACAAGCCAGAAAAGACATTCGGGCGAAATACGCTTTAATACAGGACGCAATTGATATTGCTGCGACGCCCGACGAAATTAAGGCCGCGCTAGGAGG